CAATCCCCTCCCCTTGCTGTTTTTATTTCCAGCTGGTTAAGTTTGCGAGCTATACCACGTAGCGAAATTGCAGGATCATGTTCTTTAATGCCGTTAATGATAGTAATAGTATTTTGTGCAAAAACATCGGCATTATCTTTATTAGCCTGGACTGCTGCTTTCTGTGCTTTCTTCTGATTTTTGTGAACGCCTAGCTTTGTAATGACACGGCCAGACTTTGCTGTGTAGCTACCTTCTTTTGCTATGTGTTGTTTAATACGCCCTAGTGCTGCCTTCGTATCGTGGCGTATCTGTCGAGCCTGTTGTGCTGCCATAACAGCCTGGAACTCTAATGTACCAGTATGCATGGTAGGATTATCCGCTACAAAGAAGTTAAACTTGCCCTCTTCCATCTCTTCAATAAGACGAATCACAAAGGAAGCTCGTCTGGATAACCTGGACATAGTGGATACCCATAGTGTGGCATTATGTTTACGACACATTTTAATGGCCTTGGCTAGTTCAGGTCTGCCCTCATCTGTCTTTGTGCCAGATTCTTGTTCCTGGTACTCGCCTATAATTTTCCAATCGCCACCGTTTAATGCGCCTTCTATTAATTCTTTCTGCGCTTCAATACCTAGCCCATGAATACCCTGTTTATTTGTCGATACCCTGGTATAAATGACAACTGGGCCTGAGTGCTTCTTGCCGTGATTAGCTACTAACATTATTGTTTCCCCTTCTTTTTGTTATAAACTTCTACCATTAGCTCATAAAGCTCCTGGGTATTAAATGTACTTAATCGTGAACGGCCACATCGTGGTTTAAAGGTCGCAGCCGTCATCTTCTTATAAGGATCCCATTCCCATAGCATCCTGCTCATTCTGCGTATTTGTTGTTGTCGTGGGTAATGCTTAATCTTTTTATACTCCCCCTGAAACATAATAACTCGCAGTTTATTTCTCTGATATGTGTATGCATCAAATGGCATTAACATTCTCCCCATTGTGTCGCCATAGCTAAAGCAATACCTTCATAGAAACGACTACGTATTTTCCAACGGTCTTTACCTGGTGCTGCTTTATGACATTCATCTCTGGCTGTTGTGCCATCTAATGTGCCAGTAGGTTTTAATAATGGTAAATTTCTTAACCATAAACAAGTGCGCTTTTTAACATTATCTCCGCTCTCTTCATTAGTACCAAACTGCCAAGGCTGAATACTTTGTGCAAATGGTTTAAAATTACGAATACGTTCTTTAGCGTGCTTATGCATAACAGGATTCTCAACAGCAATTCTTGGCACATCTGCGTTCCATACGGTAGAGAATAAATCTGCACCTTGATCTAATTCTTCCCACATTTGTTCTATAGTTTTTCCTGGAGGTGCTTTATGCAACCAACGGACTCCAGAATTACACAACCTGGTGCAAGGTGGATGCGCTACCATTAATAAATCCCATTGTTCCATGTCTAATACATGGCGAACATCATCTTGAATATGACGATTAGTTGGAGTATCAGATGGCAATACATCACAGCTCCAGGCATCATGGCCCTGGTTTAAAAAAGCTTCTCTTACTATACCGCTTGTTTCACAACCTATTAATACCTTCATTATAACCTCTGTATCTTATCTTGTAGTTTTTCTAAAAAAGCCATGTCTTTTTCATACGGATGGGACCAGTCTTCCTCATATTCACATGACTCACTTAAAGTTACGTTACATTCTGATATAGCTCTGACTAACCATTCTCTTTCTTTTTCATTTAATCTTAAAACCTTCATGTTGCTTTCCTTTTCCTTTCGTAAAAATGTACCTTGTATATTATATAGCTATTAGCTAGCTTAATGTCAAGACATTAGACGTAACTATGGGAAAATAAAACAAATGGAAGTATTATATGTACGAATACCAACGGCTACAAAGAACTTGCTATTAGCTCAAGTGCATGCTGGTCGCTATCGCAATCAGGCAGATGCAGCTAATGCATTAATACGAGCTGGGTTAGAGTCATTAGGCAAACATAAAAAGCCAGATATTAATAAAACATTAGAAGACCTGCTGAGGCATCGAGGCGCAATATGATAGTGAAGCAGCGTTATAACAAATTTAAAAACATACCGACATTTGTTGATGGCATACGCTTTGCTTCTAAGAAAGAAGCTGGGCGGTATCAAGAACTTAAACTATTGGAGATGAATGATGAAATACGTAACTTGGAATTACAACCGAGGTTCTCATGCGTAGTAAATGGCAAGAAGGTTTGCGATTACGTAGCGGACTTCCGTTATTTCTCGAACAATTCTTACGTGGTGGAAGACGTAAAGGGAAAGAAAACAGACGTTTACAAACTCAAGAAAAAGCTAGTGGAGGCTTTGTGGCCTGGCGTAACGATTACCGAGGTATAATCTTAGCCTATGATGACATTGCAGAGGCGGTGTCTGAGCGGTTTGAATTACCCTTAGCTATTATTACATCACGTAGACGTGATACTCGAACTGTCTATGCCAGGTGGTTCATTATAGATTTCGCTCATCGCTTTACACAAATGTCTACAGCAGAAATTGGATGGAAGCTTAATAGAGATAATAGCACCTGCCTGCATGCCAATAAAGAGCTGCCGAAAGCACTCGATGATGATCCAGAACTTAAATACTTATACAATACAATTAACCTAGAGCTAGAGGAATTATACCATGAATAACAATCACTTAATTGATAATACTTATATTGCTCTTAATAATTCCGAAAGCGACTGGGCTAAGAATTACTGGGCCACCGTTCTTGTTATATTACTTAGACAAATGAGGCAGCATGGATGAAAAAGAAAGAACGTGATGAAGTACGACAACCTACAGAAGGATTCGGTGATGGCAAAGCTCCTGGACCATACGCTATTGTACCAGCTAGAGCTACCGTTGATAAACGCTTCCATCAATATCCTATGACGCTCGTTATCTTCACCATGTTATGCAGCCATGCTAATCCTGCTTCTCTTGCCTGGCCTAACTTCTCTACCATGAGCAAGAAACTTAACATCTCCTCTTCCGCTATCTCTAAACACTTTAGAAAGCTACAAGATTGGGGTTACGTGGAATGTGTTCGTAAAGGTAATCAGTTCCGTGCCTTTGGAAGACAAGGTGCTGTATGGCGAGTTATCTATGATCCTAAAGCTACATTAGATGATGCCATCGCTGCTCAACCTGTCGATAGAAGAGATGAAACTATGGAACGTGAAGAAGCATTAAAGACACTAAACGCTGTTGATCCCCAGGAGTCTGTCGCTGTTGAGCTCCAAGGCAACTGCACTGTGGATAACTCTCACGCAGTTGAGCTGGGAGGCAACTATGCAGTTGAGCTGGAGGGCAACATGAACTACTCAGTAGAACATATAGATAATACTATAGGGGAAAAAGCAAAAAGATACGCACAATTATACAGACAAGAAGTAAAAGAAAAATACAAAAAGGAATGGAGATATGGAATGAACCAGGTCGAGATTGCAGGAAGGATTGCAAAGAAGATTGATGAAGCAGCGTTCCTCACAATGGTGCGCAAGATACTGAAGAGGAGAAGAGATAAAGGTGAGAAGCATCCAGTATCTTTGAAGTACTTTGAAGCTGTCATTACTCCGAAGCCAGCAGCCAAGAGTATAGCAGACATACAAGCGGATGCTGTTAGAGCTGTTACTAGCTGGAGGTTTGAATGATTTGTATAAACTCTGGAGGTTCCATCGGATTTATGACACAATAGAAATAAAAAGAATTACCGTGGCGCAGCGTACACCAGAAATGCGTTTCGCCAGAGGCGACCTTGGGGGGGTCCAGGGGGGTGCGTAGTAGTATAGAGGCCTCACAAAAATATTTCTGGTTTTTTTTAGAAAGGGAAAAAATATGGAGAATTTTATGGACTGGCTAAACCGAGTGTTAGGAGTGCGTTCTAATACCGACTTAACAAAAATGACAAAATTGGAATTGGAGGATCTAGGTAGAGAAAATGGTATTGAGCTAGATCGAAGATTAAAACGGCAAACATTAGTGAAGCAGCTACGTAAAAAGTTAGGAGAATAATTATGAGCGTTAATAAAGTTATATTGTTAGGAAATATTGGACAAAATCCAGATATTAAATCTTTACAGTTTGGTGAGGTGTGTAATTTAACATTAGCCACATCGGAGTATTGGAAAGATAAAAACACAAACGAAAAAAAAGAGCGTACACAATGGCATAAAGTGGTTATTTTTAATAAAAATCTTATAACTCTGGTGAAAAATCATTGCAGCAAGGGTGATAAAATTTATGTAGAAGGACAATTAGAAACCAGGAAGTACACGGATAAAACTGGCATGGAAAAATTTTCTACCGAAGTGGTGCTAAGAGATTTTGGTGGTGAGATAACGCTATGCGGATCAAAACCGAAAGAGCAGCCAGCGGAAGTAACCCAGGATCTTGATAATACACAAGACCTCGAAGATGATATTCCGTTTTAATGGCTAATATTCCTCCTCTTAAAAGATTTGGCGGTGTACGTGAAATTAAAAAACGAGTGCGTGGATCGGAGTTATTGCAGGATAGCCGAGATGCATTAGCGCAGCATTTAATTGATCTGGGTACCGTTAATATTGATGAGATTATGGAATACGATGGTACTGAAATTAAGGTGAAAGCGTTTAAAGATATTGATCCTAAAGCTATTTCAGCCATTAAACGCATACGAGTGAATCAAGGAACGATTGATATTGAGCTGCACGATAAAGTAAAGATTTTACAAACGCTGGCTAAGGCTGCTGGATTGTTAGAACCAGAAAGCAATAGTGAAAGGCCATCGGTTGTAGGAATAAAAATGGTTGGACCAAAGGAGATAACAGATGCCGACATCGAAGAAGACAAATGATTATGATGATGCGCTGAAAAGCTTAGATTTAGATTTTTCTACCTCCCCTACGGTGTGGGAATTTCTTAATTCTAATTCTTTTGTACGAGGATTGATTGGGCCTGTAGGAAGTGGCAAAAGTTATGCGAGTGCTGCGGAAATAATGATCCGTGCTGTAAAACAAAAGGTAAGCCCTAGAGATGGTATTCGGTATTCACGGTTTGCTATTGTAAGAAATTCTTACCCTATGCTGCGAACAACAACCTTAAAAACCTGGCAAGAATTGTTTCCTGAACATATCTGGGGACCTATTCGCCATGCGCCACCTATAACGCATCATTTGAAGTTGCCAGCAAGAGGGAAAGCCGCAGGTATTGATTGCGAAGTGGTATTTTTAGCATTAGATCAGCCTAAAGATGTTAGAAAATTATTATCGTTAGAATTAACAGGTGCCTGGGTAAATGAGGCAAGAGAACTGCCAAAAGCGGTTATTGATGGATTAACACACAGAGTGGGCCGTTATCCTGTGCAAGCAGACGGTGGTCCGAGCTGGCGTGGTGTTTGGATTGATAGCAATCCGTGTGATGACGACCACTGGATGTACCGAGTAGCAGAAATTGAAAAACCTAAAGGAAAATACCCTTGGACCTTTTGGAGGCAGCCAGGAGGTGTTATTGAAACACCACCAGAAAAAGTTCCTGAAGAAATGCCTGAAGCGCAAGGGTTTATTTTTTCTTGTGGCCGTTGGTGGCAGCAAAACCCTAAAGCGGAAAATATTGGTAATTTACCTGTAGGCTATTACGAACAGATTATGGGAGGAAAAAATCTGGATTGGATACGTTGTTATGCCGAAGGGAAATACACATTTGTGTTAGAAGGTAAACCTGTATGGCCTGAATATGACGATCAAACGATGGCTGCCGATTGTGAAGCGGTGCCAGGTATTCCGATCCAGATAGGATTAGACTTTGGATTAACCCCTGCTGCGGTTTTTGCACAAAGATTACAAACAGGGCAATGGCAAATCTTGCATGAATTGGTAACTTTTGACATGGGATTAGAACGCTTTGGCCATATTTTAAAAGCGGAAATAGAAAGCCGTTTCCCTGGTTATGATGTAAGTATCTTTGGCGATCCTGCTGGATTGCAACGTGATAGTATTTTTGAAACGACAGCCTTCGACCATTTAAAAACATTAGGATTATATGCACAGCCCTGCCCTAGCAATAATTGGCGTGTAAGACGTGAAGCCTTGGCTTCTCCTATGGGAAGACTTATTCAAGCAAAACCAGGGCTGCTTGTAGATAAAAATTGTTTGCAGCTGAGAAAAGCTCTAGCTGGTGGCTACCATTATAAGCGAGTTCAAGTATCAGGCCATGAACGGTTTAAAGATACACCAAATAAAAATGAAAGCTCCCACGTTGGGGATGCAGCTGGATATTGTTTATTAGGCGGTGGCGAACATAGAACGTTAACACGAAACACACAGCGACCAACTGGTACATCAAACGCTGCGTTAGATTTTGATGTGTTTCAATGAAGGAAAATATAGATCCACGATTTTTTGAAGAAATTATGGAATTAAAAGATCGTAAATACAGTATAAAAATTTGGCATCCCAGTCATTTTCAACACATGCATCTTAATGATTTCGACCAGGAAAGTTTTAATATTATACCTGATTATTTGCAATATTTACAATCTAACGTGCAATCAGGTATTGCTTTATCTGGATTTGTAGAAGAGCAATGTTATGCAATGTGGGGATTAGTTCCTCTGCATGCTGGTGTAGCCGAAGGATGGTTAATACCTAGTAAATATATTACAAAACATAAATACACATTTCATCGAGCAACAAAAAATTTCTTAGTTTATATGATGGCCCATTGGAAGCTTCATAGGCTGCAAGGCATTGTAAACAGTAAAAATATTGCCGCTATAAAATGGGCGGAAGTGCTATCGTACAAAAAAGAAGGTGTATTAAAACGCTATGGGGTTGATAAAACAGATTTTATCATGTACTCTCGAACGTATAAAGATTAGACCTAACATTAGGAGATTATACATGAGCGCAATATTTGGCGGAAAAAAATCTTCACCTGCTCCTGATACCAGCGGTATTGATGCGGTTGAACGCAGAAACGAAGAAAGAGAAAAAGCATCGCAACGATCTATAAAAGCACGACAGCGTGCAGGAAGACGAAGTGGTCCATTAATGTTAGCAATGAAAGATTACAATACGGACACAGCAGAATTAGGAGCTACGTTAGGTCCACGACAAAGGCCGACATAATGCCAAGAAAGTTTTTTCGTAATCCAAAATTTAAGGAGGAAGATTATGCCTACAGTAAAATACAAGACGAAGACAGGAAACAAGACGAAGAATTTCCCATACACAGCGAAGGGACAGAGCGAAGCGAGGAAGTTTCAGAAACAGACTGAAGGAAGTTATATGGCGGACTTTAGATCCGATATGAAAAAGAAATACGGAAAGAAAAAAGCGTAATGGCTTTAACCGCTCAGGAAATAAAAAAACGATACGATATTGCAAACAAGGAAAAAGAAAATTTTCGAGCTTTGTATGAGGAGTGCTATGAATATGCGCTGCCTAATCGCAATCTTTATGATGGCTTTTATAGCAGCGTAAGCGGACAGAAGAAACTTAATAAAGTCTTTGATAGCACGGCTATCTCCTCGACACAAAGGGCTGCTAATCGTATTCAATCGAACCTCTTCCCTCCCCAAAGGAACTGGTGTCGTTTACAGCCTGGTGAGGAGATAGAAGATAAATTCCAAGTGGATTTGCAAAGAATGTTAGACACTTACACCGATAAGTTGTTTGGAGTGTTACGCCAATCGGATTTTGATTTAGCTATGGGGGAATTTTTATTAGATCTTATGGTGGGTACGGCTGTTATGCAGATTATGCCAGGAGATGAAACAAAACCTATACGTTTCAATGCGATACCGAGTTTTCTTGTAACATTTGAAGAAGGTCCACACGGCACAGTTGATAATGTGTATAGACGTATTATACGAGCTTATGAAACGCTTGAAAAAGAATGGCCTGATATAGAAATACCGCAAGAAATTAAAGATCAATACCAAGACAGACCGCAAGAAAAAATAGAAATATTAGAAGCAACATTACACGATAGAATGAAAGGCGTTTATGATTATGTGCTTATTGATAAAGCTGGTGGCCATATATTATTACGTAGAGAATTAAAAAGTACGCCTTGGGTAGTTGCACGATGGATGAAAGTGGCTGGCGAAACTATGGGCCGAGGTCCGTTAGTAACAGTTATTAATGATATTAAGACTTTAAACAAAGTTGTTGAATTAACATTAAAAAATGCTTCATTATCTATTGGCGGTGTATTTACTGCTGCGGATGATGGCGTATTAAATCCTTCTACTATTCAGATTGTGCCAGGAAGTATTATATCTGTGGCACGTAATGGCGGTCCTCAAGGCGAATCCTTGAAGCCTCTCCCTAGGACAGGCGATCCCCAAATGGGACAGTTAGTTGCAAACGACTTACGGACCGCCATTAAAAAAGGATTATTAGATGAATCGTTGCCACCAGAGAATATGTCGGCTCGATCCGCTACAGAAATACAAGCACGTTTATCCGAATTGGCACAAAACTTAGGTAGTGCGTTTGGAAGATTGATTGTTGAAACTATGATGCCTATTGTAAGGCGCAGCTTAGAAGTTATGGATGCACAAGGCATGATTGAATTACCCTTAAAAGTCAATGGGTTACAAGTTAAAGTTGTGCCTGAATCTCCGTTAGCTATGGCACAGAATATGGATAAAGTTGGCGAGGTTATGCAGTATTTACAAATAACACAGATGCTTGGTCCAGAAGGAGTAATGGCGGTTAATATGGGTAGAGTTGCAGATTATTTAGCGGATCAATTAGGTATTCCAGCAAAGCTGCGTAATACACCAGAAGAAAAAGACGCTATAGCAGCACAAATGCAAGAAGCAGCGCAAATGGCAGCGCAACAACAAATGGGAGCGGAAGGCGAACAAGCTCCGCCAGAGGATGCTGCTATACAATAAAACGAAGGGGAAAATATGATACAAGCAGAAAAGATACGATCTATTAACGATCCAGGCTGGGATGGCTTAGATGCGGTTGCAGATAATACTAAACAAGGCATGGAGCAACGTGAATTAGATACGGCCTTTGCTGTTATTTTTACAACAACAGCGGATGGTAAAAAAGTTTTAGATTATTTAAAAAAAGTAACCGTAGAGCAACCTGCATGGGAACCTGGCTCTGATCCATCAATAGGATATTCCAGGGAAGGGCAAAACTCTATTGTAAGGGAAATAATGCATAGAATAGAAAGGGCGAAAAATGGCTGAAGAACAACAAGAGCAACAAGAAGAAAATTTAATGGAGTCTGTAAAAGTAGAAGAAGTATCTACGGAAGAAGAAAATAATGCAGAAGAAAAAAATCCTATGGCGCATATGGAAACTAAAGAAGATGAGCTAAAACCTGAAGAAATAGAGGATTTAGAGAAACCTGACTGGATGCCTAAGAAATTTTGGGATAACAAAGAAGGACCAGATGTAGAAAGTTTGAGTAAAAGCTATGCGGATTTAGAAAAGAAATTTAGCCAGGGCAAACATAAAGTACCTGAAAAATATGATCTAAGCGCATTTGAAGACTCTAATATTGCTGAAGACGATCCTGTAATGAAAGTGTATACAGATTGGGCTAAGGAAGCCAAAATATCACAAGCGCATTTTGAAACTTTAGTGCAAAAAGTGGCGGATTTAAATGATCCAATAGAAGATACAACAATATCCGTAAAAGAAGAAAAACAAAAACTAGGATCTAATGCTGATGAAATTATTAGCTCTAATGTGAATTGGGGAAGAAGTTTAGTACGAGATGGTGTGTTTTCTGAAAATGATTATGAGCAGCTTACTGTTTTAGGGGGCACAGCTGAAGGCCAATTAACCATACGTAAGTTACGAACACTAGCTGGTGAAAAAGACATCCCTATTCAATCCGCACCAATATTGGGTGAAGAAACAAAAGAAGATTTGGATGCTATGGTAGGTACTGAAAAATATAAAAGTGATCCTATTTACCGTAGAGAAGTAGAAAAGAAATTCGAGAAAATGTTTAATGGCTAGAAATTACCGTCAAGAATACGACAGCTACCACAGCTCCCCAAAGCAAAAGAAGAACCGTGCTAGTCGTAATGCTGCAAGACGTAAAATGGGTAAACGCTTAATGGGAAGTGCAAATAAAGACGTACACCATAAAGATGGCAACCCACGAAACAATGCATCAAGTAACTTGGCGGTAGTATCTAAAAAATATAATCGTAGTAAAAAATAACTGTATAAAAACCCATAGTATCTTTTAGAGTTGCAATAATATTATTTTTGATTTACTCTACAAAAGATTGATAACCCTTTTAGGGCCGATCTGGCGTAAGGAAACTTACCGTTAAAGTGCAGCGTATGCATAGCCAGGCCGAAGGATCATTCCTCCGATAACCATAAGGCGATTTTTTTTAATTGTTTAGGAGGACATAAAATGTCAACAAATCTTAGTCCAGCCTTCGAAACGATGTTCAATTCGGAAGTACACCATGCGTACCAAGCAAGTCGTACATTAGACGGTGTATGCCGAATGAAGAACGGAGTCGTAGGCTCTACATATAAGTGGCCAAAATTGGCTGCTGGTGTTGCTACTGAGCGTACACCGCAAACTGACGTCAGCCCATTAAATTCTGTCTTTTCGCAAGTGTCCGTAAGTCTTACGGATTGGTCGGCTTCAGAATATTCTGACGTATTTAACAATGCTAAAGTAAGCTTTGAAGAAAGAAACGAATTAGCACAAGTGGTTGGATCGGCTATAGGACGCAGATATGACCAGACAATAATTGACGCATTAACAAACGCTTCTGCTGGATCTACAGTTGCAAATACTGTGGTAACAAGTGGAAGTGCTTCAGCTTCAGACTTAAACGTTGGTAAGCTTATTGCGGCAAAAAAAGCATTGGACGCAAAAAACGTACCTCAATCAGACCGACATTTCATTTGCCATGCGAATAACCTCGCTGGATTATTAGGCGATGAAAGAGCTGTAAGTTCTGATTATGCACAGATCAAAGCTTTAAGTGGCGGACAAATATCAAGTTATTTAGGCTTTACCTTCCATGTACTAGGTACACGAGATGAAGGTGGCGTAAGTATTGATGGTTCATCAGATCGTACATGTTTAGCGTTCCATAAATCTGCTGTAGGGTGTGCCGTTGGTATCAATCCTAGAACAGAGATTAATTACGTACCTGAGAAAACGTCTTGGCTAGTAACAACCATGTTATCCATGGGTTCTGTAGCTATAGATACTGACGGTATCGTAGATGTAACTTGTAGGGAGTAGTAATCATGGCGTTTTCAAGAGCAGGATGGGGACCATTAGGCGGACAATCTCAAAAGGGATCAGTTCCAGCTATGTGGTCTTATACTTCAACAGATGCCAAGACAGCTATTGATGCTTCTGGGTATTTTAATGATGTGAGTAATGATGTTAGCGTTGGCGACATTATTTATTCATGGGCTTCAACTGGCGGAACTGCTACAGCTTCATGGCATGTAGTCGTATCTAACGCAAGTGGAGTGGTTGATGTGGGTGATGGCGTAACAATAGCCGTAACTGACTCAGACTAAAAATAATATTAACGGAGAGGTTTTCGGATCTCTCCGTTTTATAAGGAATGAATTATGGCAGCAGGCGATACCGATGTAAGTATATGTAATGCAGCCTTAGCATTATTAGGAGCTGAAGGTTTAACATCTCTAAGCGATGGATCAGCTCAGGCCAATATTTGCTCCACGTTATATCCTAAAGTGAAACAAACAACTCTAGGAATGTATCGTTGGAGTTTTACTATTAAAAAAGCACAATTAGCGCAGGATAATACTACGCCTGTAAGCGAATGGACTTATCAATATTCTTTGCCTAATGATATTTTAAATAATGTGCCTCTAGCAGCGTATACATCTAATACCCATGGAAATTCAATATTTAAAGATTGGGAAATAAATATGGGTACTGATGGCACAGCCAAGCTAATGACGGAAAGCCAAACTGTATATATTGATTACCAAAGGGTTTTAGAAGAAGACCTTATGCCTGTATATTTTACACAGCTTTTAATATATCAATGTGCCTGGCATTTAGCAGAACCTATTACGGATCAAATAACAAAAACAGATTTTTGGCGTACTATTGCATTAGGCGCACCATCCGAAAACAATCGAGGAGGATATTTACGTACAGCTATTAGTATGGATTCACAAGGTAGCAACCAGAATACCATAATTAATGATTACTCACTTACGGATATTCGATGAGCAGATTAACACAAATACAAAGTAATTTTTCTGTAGGAGAACTTGATCCATTAATACGCAGTCGTGTTGATCTACAGCAATATTATAATGGATTAGAAAAAGCACAAAATATTGTAGTGCAGCCTCAAGGTGGTATGACTAGACGGCCTGGTTTGCGATTTATAGCAGAGCTTCCTTCTGCTGGCGCACCGCAAAATGGAACAAAATTAGTACCGTTTCGTTATTCTACAGAACAAAGTTATATGCTGGCTTTTGTTAATAATCGTATGTACGTTTTTAAGGACCAGGTATTAGTTACTGCTATAAATGGTGGTAGTGATGATTTTTTAACAACTACAATAGGAAGTGCTAGTTTATCAACATTATTTTATACGCAAAACGCTTCTGTATTAATTTTAGTGCAAGAAGATATGGCTCCTAAAATAGTTCAACGTGGAGGCAATCATGTTACCTGGACTATTAGCGATATTACTTTTGACAGTATTCCTAAAGCTCGATTTAGTGCAGCAACCTATACGCCACAAGGAAGTTTAAATCCTAGTGGTACGGATGGTAATATTACATTAACGCATGGATTTAGTACGGAAACAGGAACAGCTCAAGCTGGAGCATCTACAACGATAACATTAGCGTCTAGCGAAAATAGTAACGATGATTTTTATAACGGATTATTTATTGAAATAACATCTGGTACTGGTAATGGCCAAGTTAATTTTATAACGGATTATGTAGGCAGCACGAAAGTAGCAACGGTACAAAATACCTGGACTACTAACCCAGCTAGTGATTCCGCTTATAGTATTTCTGGGTTTAAATCCTTAGCAGTAGGACAATATTTTCAAGACGGCACTAATTTTGGCCGAGCAAGAGTTGTTAAGGTAAATAGCAATACGGAAGCTGAAGCTACTGTTGAAATACCTTTTTTTGATAGCAATTCATTAGCACAAGGCGATTGGAGTTTAGATGCGTATTACGAACCAGCCTGGTCAACAACAAGAGGATGGCCACGTAGCTGTACGTTCCATGAAGGGCGTTTATATATGGGCGGTTCTAAATCTTTAGTAAATACGTTATGGGGTTCTAAAGTGGGATTGATTTATGAATTTTTTCCTACAGAAAGTTTAGCTGATGATGCTATAGCTGCGGAACTTGATACCGATCAGGTTAACCCTATTGTTGCTTTACGTTCTGGTAGAGATTTACAAATATTTACTGATAGCGCAGAGTTTTTTGTGCCACAAGCAGATTTAGATCCTATTACACCGACAAACATTGTTGTTAAATCGGCATCTAGGCGTGGAATGAAACATGGTATTAGGCCTGCTGCTTCGGAAACTGGTACATTATTTATACAACGATCAGGTCGAGCTTTACGAGAATTTAATTTTTCTGACAGCGAATTAAGCTATGTATCTACTAATATATCTTTGTTAAGTTCGCATCTTATAATTAATCCGCAAGATATGGCATTACGGCCCTCCTCTTCTACCGATGAAGGCGATTTATTATTAATTGTTAATGGTACAGCTACAACAGATACAAGAGGTATTTCTGCGGAACTACAAGGCGGAATAGCAGCTTATACTTTATTACGAGCGCAGAATGTTGTTGCTCCTGCCAGGTGGATAACTGATGGCACATTTTTAAATGTCGCAACTGATGTTGATGATGTTTATGTTATTGTAAAACGGACATTAAGTAGTGGAGCTAAATATTACGTAGAAGTGTTTGATGAAGATCGCACAACAGATAGCTCTATACAATATTATTCAGGCGCAGCTTCTCCAGATGTCGCTATACCGACAAATACAACAGCTGGCAGTTTATCACATTTAGAAGGCAAAACATTAGATGTTGTAGCTGATGATATTGTAGAAGCGGATAAAACGGTAGCGTCTGGAAATATAACATTAGACAGCGTGCCATCTACTTATGTTGAGGCTGGATTACCGTATTCTATAGAAGTTATTACAATGCCTTTTGAACCAAGATTACCAAGCGGTAATGTGCAGGGACAGAGAAGACGGATTTTAGAAGCCACCCCTTTTCTGTATCAAAGCCAGAACTTAGCTATCAATGGCTGGGAAATCCCCTTTCGTAAGCTCCCTGTTACGTTAGGTTCTGGTCCTGTTACTTACACAGGAGAAAAAAGAATTATGCCGTTATTAGGGTATTCAAGAACATCACAATTAACCATTACACAAACGCAGCCATTATTTTTTACAATGCTGGGTATCGAATACAAAGTGAGTGTAAGTCAATGATAGTAGGGAGAAAATAATGGGTACAGAAGTTATGTTAGCAGCAGCAGCGGTAACAACAGCGGTAAGTGCTTATGGTCAATACCAGGCAGGAAAATCACAAGAAGCGTATTACAAAGCGCAAGCTAATCAAATACAATTACAAGGTAGAATAGAAGCTGCTAAAGCAAAACAACAAGGCACAAAAGCATTAGATGAAGCTAATGAAGCTATGGCTTTAACAGTAGCAAGATCAGCAGCAGGAGGATTAAATCCTTTTGCCAGCGATTCTTCGCCATTGTTTATACAATTTAAAAGTTTAAGTGGTGGCGTTCAAGATTGGATTACGGCTAGAGATACCGCTTTTAATATAACAACTATGTCGCAAACACAGGCTGAAAATTACCGCCAGGCTGGTAGAGATGCAGCAAGAGGCGGAACTATGTCTGCGTTAATGACAATAGGACAAGGCGCAATGACTATGAATAAAATAAAACCATTTAGTTCTTATAATACTAGTACAGCGATAATGTAATGGTAGATAGGTATCCAGTATATAAATCACAACTAGGCATTAGTTCTTTGCCTTCTGTTGATTTTACACAACTTAAAGAGCAATCTAAAAATTATTCTAATGTTGCTGATGCTATGGCTAAAATGTCTAATTATTTCTTTAAAGAAGCTGGAGAAGCAGCAGCTAAAGAAGGCGATGAATGGGGAGCTTCACAGCCTGTAACAAAAGAACAATTAGAAGCAGCAGCGTCTTCAGGAATAGAGCCTGACGTATTAAAAGACGATTATTCTATATTTGGTAAAGCAGCAAGAGATGCAGCTATATTAGCTGGTTCTAATAATATGGAGGCCCAAGCTAAAAGATCATTTGTAGAAATTGTAACAGCTGGACTACAAAATGGCACACCTTCAGGAGAAATACAAAAACAATTAGACTCTGTAACTTTAGGTTTTACTAACGCTTTAATAGAAGTAAGCCCAGTTGCAGCACAAAAATTAAACGCCACATTATCTGTAGCAGCATCTTCTGCTTGGCAAAGTTATGTTAATGATGAAATTACGCAATATTCAAAACAAACTGTAGCAAATCTTACAAACCTAGTAGAAAATTTTAAATTAGTAGAATTACCAAATTTAGCAAAAGCAGGAGTGCCAGAAGGTCAAAATATTGACGATGCTTTTTATATATTACGAGAAAATATTTTAAATAAAATGCGAGGAGTAAGAAATACTTCTGCAAGTTTAATAACACAAACTTCAGATACATTATATGATGCATGGGTACAATCTAAGAAAGACGCTATTATAAATTGGACTTTGGAAAACCTTGATACTTCTCACCAAAAATTAGTAAATATAGCGGAAGGAAAATTTGATAATCCTCATATTGGAAAATTATACAATTCTCTTAAAGGCGAAGAAAGAACAAGTTTTTTAAAAGATTTAAACACTAAAGTGGATGAAGCTTTTCAGGCACAATATGCTTATGAAGATATGTTAGATGTTCGAGGGCAACGCATAGTTAAAAAAAATGTAAACGGTTTTTACGATGCTTTATTTCGTAATGATCCTGTTATGGCTGAAGATTATCTTAAAACTATACTTAAATTTGATCGTACAGGAGAAACATATTCATCTGTAGCAAAAGCTTATAAAGAAAGAGATAAATATGGCACGACAGATGGTACTATAGATTATTTTATAAAAAGAGATACATTTTTAACAACTAAAGAAGTTGAAGCAGAATTTTTTGATGCGAAATTAAGCTTAGAAGATTTTGAAAAATGGATGAAAATAGCTAGAGCTAATGAAGATGCAAATGTAAAAAATGCATTAAATGAAGCTGCTTTTCAATTAGGTTTTGATGATACATATCAAAAAGTTTTGTTATCTACTGGGCGATTAGACGCAAGTTATAGCAGAGAAGAGCTTAATGAAATTAAAAAAGAAGTATTTAGTCAATATTTAGATTATCAAGAGTTAAAATTTACAAATGAAGAGGAATATAACAAAACTACTTTTAATCCAAGAGCAGTTGTTAAGAAATATTTAAAAGAGAAAAAAGATGTAAATATAGAAAAGAATTTTAATCAAGATAAACAATATTTAAAAAATCTATTTTATAGCTCTTCAAAGTTTGCATCTTTAAGAGATAAAGACATTAAGGATTATACTGTAAAAGATATAGAACTTATAGAACGAATATTAAAAGAAGATCCTGGCACATATGATGACGTTAAAACAAATCATATACAAACAAAAATAAATAAAATATTGGAGCATATGAATAGATGACAGACTCCATAGATATTATTGATGAAATGTATAAAGTAGAGAGCTATAGGCAATCTAATCGAAAAATTAATTTCAATAGGGATAAAAATAATAATGTTATAACTGAGCCGTATTATGAGCCGTTACTTACAGATGAACGAGATGATAGTAGGTCAAAGGAATCAACAGAATTTAATGGATGGGGTGGTGTCGCTGCTCCGTACACTACCGCCTTTGATAAAGATCAGTTAGTACACACAGTTAAAGGAACTGCTAGAGCGGTATCTGGTGGTATCATAAATGCAGCTAATGGCTTTATAGATATGACTGGCGAAATGGGCGAAGTCTTAAATAATATTCTTCCTTATAACCTTGGCAAGTTAGGTTATATAACATTTACGCCAGAAGACGGATTAGGGTATCAGATGGATAAACCTACAGATATTCCTGAATGGCAATTACCATCTCCTCCAAGAGGGGACACAATGTTTGAACCTTTTGTTAGAGGCATGGTACAATTTATAGCAGGTCTTGCTTTAACAAGAGGTGCTGGAACTACTACTGGCGCATTTGTTAAAAGAGGCGCCGTATCAGCTATGCTATTTGATCCAGTAGACGGTGGATTAGTTACAATGCTAAGAGAATTTGGTATTGGCACAGAAGCTTTAGAAATTTTTGATACTAAGGTTCCAGAAGATGCTCCAGCGTATCAAAAGTTATATGGGCGATTAAGAAATGGATTAGAAGAATTAAATCTTGGAATTTTATTTGAAGGTGCTATTCAAGGTATAAAAAATATAAACAGAGTGCCTGAACTAAGACAAAAAGCAATAGAGGCTATTAAAAACATGGAGGTTAAAGTTGATCCTAATACTTTAGGCACTATGGGAGGCAATATTACTATTGGCAAAAAAGATGGTGGTGGCCCTCCAATAACTCCTGATCGAGTTGTTGATGATTTAGGGTTTTATTCTCAACTTCGAGAAGAAGTAGGTAATGTAAAACAAGAAAAGTTTGGCAGCATAGAACAATTTACTAATATGTTAAAAGGTAAAGTTAAACAAGAAGAGCTAGACTGGAGTGGCCTAGGCGATGCGTTTCAAGGGAAAAAATTTACAAAACAAGAAGTTATAGATTACCTGGATAATAATCATGTGGAATTAGAAGAAATACGCAAAATAGATTTAGTTCCAGAAATACGTAAAATAGATTTTGATTCAGGCTGGACACAAAATGATGTAGGAAATGAAATTTGGAGTCATCCAGATTCTTCTTATACTATAGAAAAAAATGGGCGTTATCGTACTACAAATGCGCTTGATGGCACTTTTCCATTAAATCCAAATGCTTATACCATTTATAACGAAGGAGGTTACAGCATAGATGTTGGTGCAACTAGTAGAGCGGAAGCTGAAATAAGAGTTAAATCTTTTATGGAACAAGATATGGAAGATAATTTCGATTTTAATAATGACGAGGCAGGTGGCGTTTTACGAAGGCCTGACGATGATATGCCAGCATTAGGCGATAATAACCCTCCTAAAGATAATATTGTAGAAGGTGGACCTACAGTATATGAACGATATACAGAAAAAGGCGGTACAAATTACCGTGAGTTTTTAATACGAAATAAGAATTACGAGGGCGATCCCTCTTACGTTAAATTAAAACTAACACCAGATGAGCTTGAAGAATTAAAGGCATTAGATAATAAAAACAAAAGTAGTAAATTTGGTATAGTTGGAGAAGAATATAAACGCTATAATAAATTATTAGAAAAACAAGGAATAGCTAATTCTGAAGCAAAACTTTCTGAGTTTAGAGCGTCTTCACATTGGCGTGGAGAAAATGAAAAGAACATTATTTTCCATGTAAGAATGACAGATAGAACAGGGCCGAATGGAGAAAAAGTTTTATATGTCGATGAATTACAATCTGACTGGTCGCAACAAGGAAGTGGTAGAGCTGGAAATTCCAGTTTTAAAACAGAAACAGGCAGCGCAGAAAAAATAAAAATAGAAAAAGAAATTGGCGTATTAGAAAAAGAAATAAATGCTTTGTTAAAGCCTTATAGGGTAGCATTTATCGATAGAGATCTTATGTACCATAAATATCGTGGACAAGAAATAAATCCAGTTGGAACAGTTAATTTAAAAGATTTAAAAACAACAGATAGTAAAAATTTACAAATTGTGCCTGATGACATTGTAAAAAAAGCAGAAAATATTCGACTTCAAATAAAAGCTTTAAAAGATGAAAAACTAAAAATAGGACCTGAAAATGTACCAAGAGGCCCTTATGTTCAAGATACAGATAAATGGACAGCTTTAGCTATTAAAAGATTATTGCGTGTAGCCGTAGAAGAAGGATATGATTCTATAGCTTTTTCTCCTGGTGAGGTACATAAACAAAGATGGAACGAGCCTGGTTTAATAGAATTTTATGATAGTAAAATACCTTCTGTTACAAAAAATGTAATCAACAAAAATTTAAAAATAAAAGATTATAAATATACAACATCAACATTAAAAGATGTAGAAGATGTTAAAATAGATACAAAACTTGTTGATGATATAGGGCAAGAACGCTTTATTATTACAATAACTCCAGAAATTCAAGATAAAGTTATGAAGGGAATATCCCTTTTCTCTGCTGGCGCAATAGCAACAAAAGCAGGAAGTGAAATGTTAGAAGAAAGGGAACCAGCTAATGGCTACTGATCCAAATATAGTTACAGATAGTTTAATAAAAGATATTACAGTAAATAACACAGAAGAATTAGATGGCACTTTATTACCAGAAAATCCTATAGAGCAAAATAGTATAGAAGAACCTATTGAAGTAGCTGGTCGTTTTACACCAAACATAAAACCAAAAGAAATAATTGATAAATTAAAAGCTGAAACGCAAAAAGCTGAAGAACGAACATTACCTAAAGTACCAGATGATCCAGTTATAATACAAAATGATACTATTGTTGTAAGACAAGCAGAACCAGATGAATTAAATCAATTAGAAACTCTTATTAATGAAACAGATGCTTCTGGCTCTGGTATTAATTTTATTCGTTTAGTAGACGAAGCTAATATTCCAGAAATTGATGGTGAAAATATAGGTAAGTTTTTAGAAGCAATTAAAATTAAAAATAAAAAATTATTCGATAGAGCTAAACGTGGCCAACTTAATATGCAATCTATTTTAGATTTAGCTGAAAAAGCAGGTATGGGAAATGTAATAAAAAAGTTTTTAAAAAAGAAACCTGGAGAAATACTGCCAGCTGAAGATTTATTACAAGGAATATTAGCAGTAGTTAATATGCGTACAGAAATATCAAAAGCTATTAATATAGCTAAAGGTATTGACGATAATGTTTTACGTGAACAAGAAATGGGTAAAGTATTACGTATGATTGCTATGCAAACAGAATTAGTTTCTCAAGTGTCTGCAAATGCAAGTGAAATGGCAAGAGGTATGTCTGTATTAAGAAATATTTCTTCTATTAATGTAAATCTAAAAAATTATTCTGAATCATTACAAGGATTAGTTGAAAGTTTTGATGATGCTAAAACTGTAGAATATTTATTAGATCGTTATTCTGTATTAGAGCCTTCTGGACAGCAAATATTTATGAAACAATCTTTAGCTGGGCGAACTATGGATGCTGTTATAGAAGCTTTTATAAATGGTATTTTAAGTTCTTGGTCTACACATATTGTTAATTTATCATCTACAGCATTAAACATATCATTACAAGTACCTTTAGATGTAGTAGCTGGAGGTATAGGATATGCAAGAACATCATTATTTGGAGGAACTAAAAGAGCCTATGCATTAGAAGGTTTATCAAGATTACATGGCATGCGAATGGCTATGATGGATGCATTATTAATATCTGGTAAATCTTTTATAAAAGAAGAACCTATAGATTTTTCAAGTAAAATAGATGTTAGAAACAGAAAAGCTATAACTGCACAAAATTTTGGAATAGATCCACAATCAGGTGTAGGAGGTTTAGTTAATGCTTACGGCATATATACTCGTTTATCTGGAAGGTTTCTTGTAGCTGAAGATGAGTTTATGAAAGTAATAGCAGCAAGAGGTGCATTGTATGCAGAAGCGCATAAGCGTTCAACAGAGTTATATCATCAATTATTATCTACTGCTGATCGGCCAGGTGGTAATGCTAATATGTCAAAAGCAGAAGCAAGAGCATTAGCCGATCAAGAATATTTAGATTTAATTACTAATCCTCCAGAAGATATGATGAAAAATGCTAGAGAAGAAGCCAAAAATTTAGCTTTTCAAGGGGATTTAGACGGTTTATTAGCTTCTTTAATTCCTACTATGTCGCATCCTATGGCAAAATTATTTATACCATTTTATAAAACGCCTACTAATGTTATATCAGAAACTTATAAATATTCGCCATTAGGTATGATAAAAGTTGTAAAAGAGCTGCGAAGTGGTAATCCAGAAATAGCAGATAAAGCAATGTCTAAAGTAGTTGTAGGCTCAGGTATAATGGCAACTCTTGCTTATTTAACTTGGGATGGTGGTTATGGTAAAGATTATTTTATAACAGGAGCAGGACCTACAGATTATACTGTTAGACAAGCTTGGAGAAGAAAAGGCATACAACCCTACTCCTTATGTGTTAAAGGAGAAAATCCTGATGCTATTAAACAAGCTTATACATGCAAAAGTTATTCCAGGTTTGAGCCAATAGGCGGTGTATTAGCTATGGCTGCTGATTTTTCTTATTATGCACAGCATGAAAATGATCCAGATGTATTATCAGCTTTAGCAACGGCTGCTGTAGTTAGTATGGCTGAATATGCTGGTCAAATGCCTTTTTTAGATGGAGTATCAGATATAGCAGAAATTGCTGGCCATGCTTATCCTACTACACAAGATAAAATTACTCGTATAGCAGAAATGCTAACAGAAAAAGCTGTAACAGCTGTTGCTTCTGGTATTCCTACAATGGGAGCTTTTACAGCATCTATTGAAAGAATACAAAGGCCAGGTTCAAGTTTGTATCAAAAACCACCAGAAGGCCGTTTTTTAGGTAATGAACTTATGCCTGTAATATCAGAATTACCAGCTCCTATGCGTGGATTTTATAGAGCTTTATATAAAGCACAAAGTCGTAATCCATTTTTTAGTGATAATGTGCCTCCTGCATTAGATCGTTGGGGTGTTCAAATGCAACAAAGTAATGGCATTGTATGGGAAACTTTTAGCCCTGTTCGAGTAACTAATGAAAAATTTAATATGGTAGACGAAGAAATTATGGCTTTGGGTATGGGTATAAGGATGCCTAATAAAAAAATAGATGGAGTGCTTTTAAACGGTGTTCAATATAACACATTATTAACGTATGCAGCTGATTTAGATGCAAATGAAAGGCTTCCTGATGATCCAGGATATGATTATAATACATCTTTATTACCATCTTTAGAAACGCTTATAATGAGCGATAGTTATCAAAATATGCCTAGTAAAACAGATAAATTAACGGCAATAAATAATATTGTAAATGCTAGAGATGCTGCTGCAAGAAGAAGATTGATAGGCTCAGGAAGCGTACCACCAGAAGATTTTAATTTAAGAAGTTTGATTGAACGCTCTAAATAGTGTATAAAAACAAGAAGGGACTACTAATATGGCAACATTTAATGTAAACGATACATTGAGAAGGAAGCAATATACAGGAAACGGAAGCGCAGGACCATTTGCCTTTAGTTTTCAGATAAATGCTACAAGCGATATAGAGGTTCTAGTTGATTCTACGGCTAAGACAATTAGCACCCATTATACTGTTTCCATTAGTTCGGATGGCACAGGTTCGGTATCTTTTACGTCTGGTAATTATCCAACGTCTAGCCAAAAAATAACATTAATAGGTAAGCTCCCCTACTCTCGTACTTCTGTATATACTACTGGTGGCGCTTTGACAGCCGCAAGTTTGGAATCAGATTTAGATACAATAGCAATGAAACATCAGCAGTTAGATGAAAAGGCCAAGCGTGGTATTAAACTAGCAAAAAGCACACAAAGAGATTTAGCAACAACTGGAGAATTAGATTTTCCTTATGAATCAACTGTTGCAAACAACGCTAATAAAGTTATAGCGTATAATAATGCTGGTACAGGCCTGGAATTAAAAGACTCTGTTCCAGTTGGAGGCGATTCAACAAAACTTACTTTAGATTTAGCAAGTTCAACGGATAGTGATCCAGGCTCAGCAAAAATAAGATTTAATAATACGACAATAGGATCGAGTCAAACTATAGCGTATATAGATGATGCTGACGCTTTTAGTAATAATATTGAAAGCTACGTGCAAAGCTGGGATGATGTAACAGCTAATTCTAATAGTCGTGGCCGTATTCGTATGATTAAGGCTAATAATATAGGTGTATACGCTGTCTATCGTATTTCTAATAGCATTACTAATGCAAGTGGGTATAGTAAAGTTCCTCTTACTTTTATAGCAAGTGGTGGATCATTTAGTGATGGCGATGAAGTTTTTGTATCATTTGTAGCACATGGGGAAGATGGCACATCTCAGGGATTAGATTATACGTTTTCAAGCACAACAACAGACAGCGATCCAGGTTCAGGGACAGTACGTATAAATAATAGTACATATTCTTCAGCAAATAAAATTATAATAGATGATGCGGATGCTAATGGCGTAGATGTATCTGCTGATATTTTAACTTGGGATGATTCAACTTCAAGCATAAAAGGTTATGTAACAATAAAAGATAAAGATACGCAATCTTCTTATGCTCGATTTTCTATTACCTCATCAACAACAGATAATTCTGGGTATAGTGTTTTAAATTGTACTCATATAGATAGCAATGGTACAATTACAAATGGCGGTCCGATAGCGGTACACTTTACTCGTACTGGCGATAAAGGTGATGCTGGAACTGCTGCTAGTATAGCGGTTAATACTGTTACAGCAAATACTGTTTCTGCTGGAGGAACACCAACGGCTGCTGTAGCTAATGCAGGTAGTTCAAGTGCTGCTAACTTTAACTTTACTTTTGGTTTAGTTACTGGAAATACTGGTGCAACAGGAGCTTCAGGCACAAATTCAGGTTTATCTATGACATGGAATAGCAGTACAAGTGATGCAGATCCAGGCAATGGAAAATTGGCAATGAATAATGGGACATTAGGCTCTGTAAGTGTTTTATATGTTGATTCACAAGATGATGCAGGAGCTAATATTGAGTCTTTTGTTCGCTCCTGGGATGATGCAGTAAACAGTACAGCCAGGGGTATTGTAACAATTACTAAAGAAGGAACACCATCGACATTCTGGATTGGGAAAATATCTTCAGGAGTTACTAATGCAACAGGTTATACTAAGGTCAATGTTACTCATATTGTAAGCAATGGTAGTTTTACTAACAATGATGGTATAGGCGTACACTTTAGTTATAGTGGAGCAGATGGAGCAGATGGTTCTGGTTCTATGTCTAGTTTTACGCTTACTGCTGATAGTGGATCAAATCAAACTATATCCGATTCTAACACACTTGACATTGAAGGTGGAGAAGGAATAGATACTGTTGTAGGTGCTACTGATAAAGTTACAATATCTGGTGAAGATGCTTCTACAAGTAACAAAGGTATTGCAAGTTTCCATTCTGATAACTTCTCTGTATCAAGTGGTGCTGTAACAATTAAAGATCAAGGTGTAGCTTTAGCAGAAATAGTTAATGTAAGTGCTACAGATAAAATACTAGGCCGTAGTTCAAGTGGTGCTGGTACTATAGAAGAAATAGATTGTACTGCTGCTGGTCGAGCATTGTTAGATGATGCTAATGCTTCAGCACAGAGAACAACTCTTGGGTTAGCGATTGGTAGTGATATTCAAAGCTTTAATTCTGATACAGTATTTAAAGATGTGCAAAACACATTTACCAAAGCACAGTTAGCGAGTACGCAAACAGCTAATGCAACTGGTAGTACAACATTAGATTTTGATACATACCAAAACTTTATATTAACATTTACAGGTAACGTAACTTTAGCCGCACCAAGTACCGAAGCATCCCAAATAGGGCAAACAGGTGTTATTATAATAAAACAAGATGGAACTGGCTCACGAACATTATCGTTACATGGTGATTACGAAACTCCTTCGGCTGGTGGTGTAGGTACAATAAGTACAGCCGCTAATGCAGTTGACATTATACCATACTGCGTTCTTGAAAATGATAGAATCATGCTTGGATCAGTACAAATAGCGTTTGGATAAAATATGTTTACTAACGAATTATGGAATAAACCTGCTAGTGATACAGATTTTTATGAGTATCAAATAGCTAATAGTGTTAGATTATACAGAGGAGGAGCTAATTCAGGTAGTAAATTAACACGAACTCCAAGTTCTACTGGAACAAGTAGAAGAATTTATACTTTATCTACTTGGATTAAAAGAGGTGGTTCTGGAGAATTAGGTCAGTTAATGACTGCTCAAGAATCATCTACCACTAATTATGTTGACGAATTAGTATTAAGACCTTCTGGAGAAAATGAAGCATTAGCTTTTTATGGTAAAGGTGGTAATGCAGGTGGAGCTTCATTAAAAACTAATGCTAGTCTTAGAGATCATTCAGCTTGGTATCATATAATGGTAGCAGTAGATACTACGCAAGGAACTGATACTAATAGAGTTAAAATATATTTAAATGGAGAATTACAAACTTTAGCAAATACAACTTATCCTGCACAAAATTATGATGGTGGTTGGGGTAATAATAGAGAAATGGCTATAGGTTGGGGAACTGGTGCTAATAATGGTTATCCTTATGATGGACTTATGGCAGAAACAATTTATATAGATGGAACTGCTCAAGCTGTAACTGACCTGGGTGAATTTAAAGCAGGAAATATTTGGATTCCCAAAGACCCAAGTGGATTAACATTTGGAGATAATGGTTTTTGGCTTAAATATGAATCAAGTAGTGATTTAGGAAATGATAGCTCTGGAAATAATAATGATTTTTCTGTAACTAACATATCAGCACACGATCAGATGACTGACTCTCCCAGTTTTGGTAGTGAAGGTAGTGCTAATTTTGCTACACTTAATCCTTTAGCTCAACAAGGTGGTTCTACAATAGATAGGTCAGCAGATTTATCTGAAGGTAATCTTAAACAAGTTTTAGAGGGTGGTGAGTCTGGTCCTACTGCAACTATGGGATTTAATTCTACTGGTGGTGGGAAATGGTATTGGGAAGTTTTAGTTAATACATATCAAAATGGTGGAATAATAGGTATAGTTAATGAATTAGCAAATATAGATTCTGAAATAGGTTATAACTCTCCAAGTTCCCCTACAGGAGCAGATGCTATAGGATATTATTTTAATACTGGTAATTTATATTCTGGTATGAGTAATGCTTCTTCTGTTTCTTATGGTGCACAAGTAACAGCAGGAGATGTTATAGGTGTAGCTCTTGATGTAGATAATGGAAAAATATGGTTTTCAGAAAATGGTACTTGGCAAAATTCAGGAGATCCAGCAGCAGGTTCTAATGCAGCTAGAGGTGCTAGTGGAACTATAACTACTGCTATGGATTTTTCAAAAACATGGTTTCCTTGTGCTGGTAATTGGAGTGCCAGTGATGGAGCTGTAACATATAATTTTGGACAAGATGGAACTTTTGCTGGAGAAAAAACAGCAGGTGGAAATAGTGATGCTAGTGGTTATGGGAATTTTTTTAGTGCTGTACCTACAGGATTTAAAGCTCTATGTGCTGCAAACCTTCCAATAGCAGAGGAAATTGATCCTGCTTCTAGTGATGATTATCCAAGTAAATTGTTTAGTGCTGTATTATACACAGGTAATGGTTCATCTCAAAGTGTAACAGGAGTAGGATTTCAACCTGATTTTACTTGGATTAAAAATAGAAACGATAGTCAAGGACATAAACTATTTGATTCTACTAGAGGTGTAACTAAAGTAATTTCTTCACATAATAATGATGCACAATCTACAGAATCTGGATTATCAGCTTTTGGTAGTGATGGTTTTAGTTTTAGTGGTTCTACTGTTGCTGGTTATAATACAAGTAGTAATACCTATGTAGCTTGGAATTGGAGAGCTAATGGTGGAAGTACATCTTCTGGTTCTGGAGATTTAACATCAACACATCAAGTAGATCCTAGTGGTGGTTTTAGTATTGTTAAAGCAGTAGGTGATGGAGGTTCTGGAGATAAAACTGTATCTCATGGTTTATCAGCAGCACCAACAGTTATACTAGCTAAAAATTTAGATACAACCTATAACTGGGATACTTACTTTGCAGAAGGTGTTACTGCTGGATCAGGAATGAGATTAAATACTACTGAAACTCCTTTTACTGGTAGATGGGGTACTGTTAATTCTTCTATATTTACTTGTAAAGATAATTATACTTGGGCAGGTACAAATAATTATATTTATTATTGTTTTGCAAATTGTGAAGGATATATAAAATCTGGAACATACGTTGGCAATGGAGACGGAAATAACGGACCTTTTGTCTATACTGGATTTGCTGTGTCTTTCCTTCTGGTGAAAAAATTAACTTCAAATAACTGGAGAATAGAAGATAATGCAAGAGATCCATATAATCCTGCATACCATATGCTAGTACCAAATAGTGCAGCAGCAGAAGATGCTTATACAGATGGTACAGATTATAACGACTTTCTTTCAAATGGATTTAAGTTAGCCAGAGGTGGAGATGCAGCAAACTGGAATGCAAGTGGAGCAACTTATGTATTTTTAGCAATGGCACATAACCCATTTAAGTACGCAACAGCAAGATAGGAGAAAAACAATGTGGGCGTTAGTAAAAAGTAATAAAATAGAAGAAATAATATCTAGTTCAAAAGAAATGGTAATAGATGATGTTCGACACCCTAGAGCATTATTTAGTGCTTGGACAGATGCCGAAAGAAAAGCTATTGGTATATTGCCTGTAACAACAAGTGGCACATCTCTTAATAGTGCTTATTACATAGAAAAAGATGAAGCATTTGCTATAGCAGGTGATAAGAATAGTGTTGTAAGAACTATTGGAGAAAAAGCAGCCGATAGAAAACTAGAAGATGAAGATGCTAAAGATGAAGATGGTAATCAATTATTTGAATCAGATGGTACAACAAAAATAATTAATTATGGCTTAAAAACTAATGCTAAAAACAAAGCAACTACACAAGCTAATGGATTGCTTAAAGATTTTGACTGGTTAATACAACGCAAAGTTACTGCTGATACGGCAATCCCTTCAGATGTGGTTACATATATGGAATCAATAAGAACCGATCATAAAGCGATATGTGATGCTATTGATGGTGCTAGTGATTTAGATGCGTTTATTGCATTGCATACAGATACTTATAAAACTGTAGATGGTGAAAAAGTTATAGATGTTGTGGCTAGAGTAAATCGTTGGACAGACGATAAAGACGTAAAGCAATATAGGAGATAACCTTGAGGTGGCTGTTTGTCATATTCTTTATGGTTATGTCCTGGCAAACTATGGCCCAGAGCAATACAAGTTCGACTGTATCTTCGACAGTAATGGACAAATCTCCTGCTACAGCTACTAGCCCTAATATTATGATAAATCAAAGTGATAGCTGCGTGGTTAGTTCAGGCACAGGAGGCTTATCTACAAGTTTATTTGGTTTAGCAGCAGGAAGTGTAACTATAGATGAGGCGTGTTCTATAAGAAAAGATGCGAAGCTTCTCTATTCTATGGGTTTAAAAGTAGCTAGTGTTTCACTTTTGTGTTCGTCTAATGAAAAAATCTGGTGGGCCATGTATAGAGCTGGATCTTACTGCCCTGCTAACACAGGAGAAAAAGCGGTTATTGGTATTGCTGCTAAAGAATATTGGGATGCACATCCAGAAGAAATTCCAGGTTACGAAAAACCTTTTTTAGAGGAGATTAAAGATGAAGAAATTGGTCTGGGCCTTGGTGCTTTACTTTTCTTTTTATTCCTTCTCTAACGCTCAAATGCTAGAAGAAGGCAGCACTACTGAAACAACAGTAGAAACAGAAGATTTAGGTGAAGGTCATATTGATACATATACTGCCGTAACAACAACAGTAGAACATGCGACAACTGGTGATATATTAGATGTTAATAATGGAATAGTAAGTGCTAACAGGGCTGGAACGCTTGAGATAGACTGGGGAGGAAAAGGACCTATAGCTGGTATGGTAGATTGCACAGAATTTTTTGGAGCAGATACAGGTAAGTGCGGATTATCAACTGGATCACAGCTTACAACTTTTGAACAATATATAGATTTACCTTTTACAATAACGGATGGTGGACAAATAGTTGGAGGGTTAGATTTTCATTTTAAAAGTCATAACGCTTCAGGATATGTTGAAAGTAAAGGATATTATGAAGGTATAGAACAATGGGCTACAAATCAAATAGCTTTAGTTGATACAGGCGTTCCTGCGTACTATAGCGGAACACATGATTTTGCAGGTGGATTAGATCGTGTATGGATTAGTATAGGCGGATATAATCAATACTACGTAGATAATGTTAATTACACGATTAATTATAATGTCATTACTACACATACAGATGTATGGTCTGAAATTATACAGCCTGTTATTGATGTAACAAATATTTTAGAAGATCAATATACAGAAGTAACGCCACAACAAAACCAAATAGATATACAATCATTTGATATTGTAACAACTGTTGATATGCCAGATGTTTATGAGCCAGAAATTATTGAAGTACAAATTGAGCTGCCAGACATAAATCCTTCTTCTAATATGGGTAGTGTTATTGAAACAGTAGAAACTTTTGTAGCCGAAATACAAGATATAAAAATAGAAACACCTGCAACGACAGAAATTAAAAATTCAGTAGAAGGTGATTCAACAACGGCCTCTCAGCCTACGCAGGATGCGCCTCAAGAAGAAGTTGAGGTAGCTGAGGTATCTACAGAACCAGAAGCCACAGAAGAAGCTTCTAATAGCCCTAGCGAAGATGTTGCAGAAAATGATAGTGAAACTAAAGAAAATATAGAAGTTACTGAAGAAAAAGCAAAAGAAACAGAAACAATAGATGCTAAACCAGAGGAAAAGGAGGTAGCAGAAAATGAAGAGAGTAAATCCGAGGAGTCAACTAAGGAAACAGCTAAGGAAGAAGAAGAAAAGCCCAATACAGAAGTTGCGGAGAAAAAGACTGTAAAAACTATTGAAGAAAAAAAGCAGGAAAAAGCGGAAAAGATTATAGAAAAATTTACAGATAATTTTGATCCTGTAGCACAAACAGCAACTTTAGCAATTATATCGGCATTAGGTAGTGATATGCGTTCTTATCAAAATGTTAAATTTGAAGATGCTGTTGCCTGGTATCAGGAAGAAGATCCCTACTCTGACGTAAATATACCAGATCCATTAGGCCAATACATAAATTTAATTGATGGAGTAGTTATGGATCGTTTAATTAATGAGGCCCAGTATGAGTGAGTTAGAATTTGCAGGAGTTAAATTTAGAGGTGGCAAATTAGCAGGAATACTTATTGCTTTGTCTACACTTATAGGTGGAGCTTATGGAGCGTTTGAAGTTTACAAAGATTATATGGATATGAAAGATATGATACAAGCATACGAGCCTCCAGATATATCTGGTTTACAAGAGCAGCTATCGGTATCAAATGAAAAAATTGAAAGCTTAGAAAGTATAGTACAAACACAATTAGAAGCTATTACGATAGAAGTAGGAGCTTTAAAAGATGTAGCTGGTACAGCTTTGGATGATTCCAGGGCAATTAAATCAGAATTACGAGATGACTTAAATAATGTGCTTGATGAAATTGCAGCTGTGGACAAGCGTTCTCGTACTGTAAGCACAGAAATAAGAACAAGTATTAGAAATTCGGAAAACACTATTAGAAATATTATAGCTAATAATGAAAGCCGTATGAGTGATTTGGTTGAGTCAAGCACAACAAGATTTAGTGCAAAGCGAGATCAAATAGAGTCTGACTTTACAAGAAGAAGTGAGGCTATAGATACGAAGTTAATAGAAATGGAAGATCGCATTAATACAACATTAGAGCGGTATTTCAATAACCCTTTACTTAAAGGAGATTAGAATGGCGAAGATTACGGAAGTTATGGCAGAAATAGATCAGCTGAATATTAAGTTTAATCACCATGAATTTAAATGCGAGCAAAATAATGAAGAGATAAAATTTCGTTTGCGTAGAGTGGAAATGATACTTTGGACCAGCTCTGGCACAACTATTCTTTTCTTAGCTACTTTATTAACTTCAATTTTGTTTAATCAATAATAGGAGGAACCTATGGATTTAATAACTAATATATACGCTAATAATGGAGAACTTATTGCTGCAATAACTGGCGTAATAACTGCTTCAAATGCGATTACAGCGTGTACGAAAACAACTGTAGATAATAAAGTAATTAATATTATTCTTAAACTACTAAATTTTATGTCCATAAATTTCGGTCATAACAAAAATGCTGATGACAAATAATGGGTATATTTAGCGCACTAAGTGGAGGGTTTAAGCTCATTACTAAAATGATGGGCTTCCTCTTTATGAAAAAAGCTGTAGAAGGCTCAATATTAAAAAAAGATATGAAACAAATAAAGAAAGCAAAAGATGTTAAAAAAAATATTGCTCGTAGTAGTTCTGCTGATCGTAGGAAACGGATGCAGCGTTTTGTCAAGTCTAAATAGCAACAATAGCTACTGTAACATAGCCGATCCTATATTAGTTTCAGAAACTGATTTTGAAGTTATAACTGACGAACTTGTAAACGATTTGCTAGTACATAATGAAGTCTATGAGAAACTGTGTGATGAATAATGTATGAATATAAATGCAAACTTATAAGAGTTATTGACGCAGATTCCGTTGTCGGATCATTAGATTTAGGATTTAATGTTGTACTTAGCAATGTATCTATAAGATTTTATGGTCTTGATACGCCTGAGTCGAGAATTAATATTAAGAAATATCCAGAACGTAAGCCTGAAAAAGCGTTAGGTTTAAAAGCCAAACAATTTTTAAAGGACATTTTGCCTAAAGAATTTATTATTAGAACGGAAAAGCCAAACTCTACAGGTAAATACGGAAGAGTATTAGGCACAATATGGACAAAAGATAACGTCAATATATGCGAAGAATTAATTAAAGCTGGATTAGCTAAACCTTATTATGGAGGAACTAAAGAGTCATGGATATAATGATAGATAAATTGGCAGAGATACTTACTGTTGATGAGGGTAAGCGTACCTTGTGTTATGATGATGCAACAGGAGAAACTATTAAGCCTGGAACAACTGTGCAAGGTAATATTACAATTGGTATAGGAAGAGATATACAAAATTTTGGATTAAGCGAGGATGAAATCCAGATGCTTTTAAAGAATGATATAAAGCGTGTCATTGAAGAAGCAAGTAATTTTTCTTTTTATCAAGAACTAAATCAAACAAGAAAGATTGTTATTTTATCTATGCTGTTTAACCTGGGCCTTACAAGATTTAATAAGTTTATAAAATTTAAAAAAGCCGTACATGCTCAATCGTATGATGTTGCTGCTATGGAAATGCGAGATTCATTGTATTACCGCCAGTTATCGCATCGTGTAGAAAAACTAGCAGTATGGATGGATAGCGGAAATATGGTATCAGAGTAATATAATAGCTCTATGTTTGCCTAATTCTTTTTTAATCCAACCTCTATTTTGTAAACCTTTTAATAAATATTCCGCAGCTTTATCAGTACGAGATTTTAATAATTGTTTTTCATTAATATACCCTGCTCCTATTTCTTTTTGAGTTGGCATATAATGATAATGTTCATAAAAAAGATTTAGAAAATTTAAAACTTCTCTTTGATTAGGTGTTAATGGGATCTTCTCCATTTTCTTCTCCTAAAATTTGATTTACATAATTTTTATTTTTATCTATTAATTCTTTTGCAGCTGTAGGATCAATCCAATTTATATTAGCAATGTTCCTGTCTTCAAACGATTGCATCTTCTCAATCTTTTTACTGCTGCTTAAATTAGATTGCATTATGTCTAATAAAACTGTGGCATACTTTGTTACATAAGCTTCTTTATTTTCAAATTTTTCTTCTCTGCCATTGTAAAAATATAATTTATATATAAGTTGTCCGCCATGTTGTTGTATACTTATTTTCTCTGCAATTTGATTAGGAGTATTAACTGTTTTAAGAGGTTTAACACCTGGTATAGTATCAACTTCTGTTTCATCTAACATACCTAAACCACATATAGATAACGTAACTCTGCGTTTAGCTTTAGTAATTGTTTTTAAAATAGCGTTAGCTTTAGCATCATCTTTTAAATTACCTATAGGAACGGCTCCCATATCGCTATCGATACGCCCTGATCTATCGGTAGCTTCTACTGTTACATAAAAAATACCACCTTCTAATTTTTGATCTGTAATTTTTATATCAACTTTATGAATTTTTCTCAGCTGATCCGTTGCACCTTTATGAGCGTATAGTGTAAGTTGTCTATTTAAAGTTATATATCCAAAAGGTTTTGTTAAAGGATTTAAACCTGTGCTTTCACAAACTTTTTTATAATAAGCTATTCTTTCAGATTCATTTAAAGCAGCAAGATCCCCTTTTACTAATACTTGTTCTAGTTTTTGCAGCTCTCCCATTATTCATCTCCTATTGTTACAGTTAATTTGCGATAAGAAGATTCTGGTTTAGCTGGCACTAATTTTTCTGGTTGCGCTTTGCGTATAACTTTTTGCCATTTAATAGAATAAGAACCAACTTTAGCGTGTATATTAGTATTATCTTCTGGATCTAAAGAAGCAAGATACGTTTCTAAAACATCTTTTACTTCCCCTACTGCATAATCTTGTTGTGTAGAAGCATCCTTACAAGCTAAATAATTTTTTGCTAATGTTTCTATATCAGTATTAACGCTTGCATCTACTTGTACTACTTTTTCTTCTATAGGCTTTTCTACTATTGCAGGATAATACATAGGAGATTCACTATCACACCTTCTCCAAAAATCATTTGTTGCATCTTCTATTTGTTTGCATAGTTCATCATTACGTAGGTATGGATATATGCCTAGTCGCATCTTAGGGCCTAGCTTGGCAATGACTCCCCAATCTGCTTTGTAACACATCATCTGCGCTTGTAGCTGTATGACATTCTCTATATGCGGAGGGCCATCATCATAAGCATCTGTTTTAGCTTCTAATGGACCAGAGCCGTATAAAGTTACATGGCTGTCTTCACCTGGCAAACCATGAAAAGGATTTTCTAATTGCAGCTCTCCTTCTTTTATATGTATAAGGCCATCTAAACTTACGCCTAAACGACAAGCATCATGCATATACGCTTTGTCTGGAATTTGTAAATTAACATGGGTTGTACCTAAACATTGCTTGTCTAAATAATCGGAAGCCCATTCTAATATGCCAGGTTCTAAATAGTTACCACGATCTAATGCTTGTTGCGATATGGGTTCTTGCTCATAAACCTGTCCAGATTTAGCAGCTAATTTTTTATTCATTATTTCATTAGGTGTTGTAAATCGACTACCATTTAAAACTATAGTAGGAATTTCTGATCCACCAATCACATCTTCTTTTGTAAGCTTAGGCATATAACACACCTCCTATCGCATACATAAAGATGTAAATGCTTGCCATTAATGCAGCAAATACGATAGCATCTATTATGATTTTAACTACGGTTAATAGGTTAGGTAAGGCTGTTTGGTCTAAAATATTGTTCTTGGAATATACATTATGCGCCTTGGATACATTATATCTATCCAAAAAACGAAGCTGGTCTTTATTTTTTTGAGTAATCATTTATTAGTTCCCCTTCTAATTGGTGTAAGCACACTAAACACAACATATAGTATTTATAAAATATAGCAAACACAATATCTTGTATAAAATATACCATTAATTTGTGTTTCGAAACCAGTTAGTATTCTTCTCACCAATATCTTCTGCTGCTTGGCGTTTTAATTCCAGGTGTGCATCTCTACAATACATCCGTGAACAGAATAATTTATTTGTCATTGGTGCTTTACCTTTAATCATATCTTCAAGATTATTAGCTAGTCTGCGAAACTCATCAATGGCAGATAAAACATGATCCTCACGTAAAATTGGAACGGTGATACGTACACATACATCGCCACCGATCATTCGGTTACGTTGTTCCTCAGCTTTTTTACGAGCTATAAGATCATCAAATGTGTTATCTTCTCGGCTACCATCGTTTCGTATTCTACAATTTTTCGGACTATTCATTTTTATCTCCCCTTTCTTTCTTTTTTATTACTCAAATATGTAAGCATTAAATACACCATGTTGTAAACTCTAAATGTTAGACTAAATGTTAGACTAAATGTTAGACTAAGATTTAGTTTCTAATTCTTTAAGCATACTGCGGAATATTTTGCATTTTAACAATATCTTCTATTCTTTCTTCAAATGATTTCATCATAGTATAGCCAGCGGTAAAACATAATCCTCTATAGCGAGGCGGATTTTTTACTTGGCATAGTTCTTCAGACTCAATGCCTTCTTTAACTATTTTCAGTAGGGTATCTTTATTTCCTATGGCTAAATTATTTACTAAGGCCATATTTACTAAATCTGGGCGCTTATCTAATTTGCAATGATTTAATATATAAGCTGGCAAAGCATGGTAACGACTAACGAGTGCTAAACTAGAAATAATCCTATGGTCTAAAGTAAAGTTCCATCTTCTTCTAATAGTATTATAAGAGGTTGTAGTTAATGTTGTGTTAAACGCTAACATATTTAAACAATATCTTTTATGATTAGTTTTATTTCTATCTTCCCAAGCAACTACTGGGTATCCATCTCTTTCTCTGTATAACTTAGTCATTACGCCTTACTCCCCCATGCAAAACTTTAAAGATTTTAGATTTGGTCCAAGTACTATTCTGACGAGTAGGTACTTCCAAATCATTTAAGTGGTCCGCTATTTTTTGAAAAGTCCATCCTGCTGATCTAAGATTTTGTATCGCTTTTCCTTTATTGCCTAGCCAAGCTCTAGCTTTTAAACTATGCACGGTGGCAGCCTTTTTTTGTGCAGATACAATGTCTGGAGAACCCAGCTTTGTAATGACTTTTCCTTGTTTGGTTACATAACTCCCCTTTTCTTTTATGTCTTCTTTCGCTTTTCGTAACGGCACGACAGTCTTATATGACAGCCTGTCAGAAAATAACTCTGCATAATTAATTAAAAAATGTAAACTACTTTTTTCTACGTCAAGTGTAGGTGAATAGAATTTAATCTTAGCATTTTTTAAATAATGCAACCAGTTAGCCTTATGTCGCAAGGCGTTTAAATCGCTAATAATTAATTGATATTTATTTCTATGTACATGAT